ACTCACGCTGACTTTGCTTATTATTGGCGCCAACCTGCTGTTATATCATACTGCGAAACCCACTTTAAGAGAGTGGGCGATATTGCTAGGGATCGCAATGTTCGCCTGTCTATGCATCCTGGGCAGTTTACTGTCCTTGCAAGCGATAACCCAGGGATTGTGGAACGTTCGATCGCTGAATTCGAATACCACACAGACATGGCCCGCTGGATGGGCTATGGCAAAACATTCCAAGACTTTAAGATCAATGTCCATATCTCGGGCAAACAAGGCCCAGACGGTATCCGTCGTGCTTACACTAGACTCAGTCCAGAAGCAAGAAACTGTATTACTATCGAAAACGAAGAAAACTCATGGGGGTTAGATGACTGTCTTTCTATTAGCGATATCGTTCCTATTGTGCTCGATGTACACCATCATTGGATTCGCGAAGGGGAATACATCTCTGCGAATAATACTCGCGTTAAGCGGGTTGTGGACAGTTGGCGTGGTCTGCGCCCTACTTGTCATTATTCAGTGTCTAGAGAAGATGTACTCGTTAATCATGACCCTAATCTAGCACCTGATCATAGACTATTGCTAGAACAAGGCTACAAGAAACAAAAACTCAGAGCTCATTCCAATTTTTATTGGAATAGACCAGTCAACGATTGGGCTTTGAGTTTTTTAGATAGTTTTGATATTATGTGCGAATCCAAAGCAAAAAATCTAGCCAGCCATGCCTTACATAAATATTATGTGAGCGGTCAATAGGGCATCCGAGGATCCGCAAGCCGTGAATTTTCCCTATTTCTTTTTTCAGCACAGCCAATGTGGCTAAACGGTAAATCGGCGCTCACCCAAATATTATGTATAACTTTATAAGACAAATAACTGAAGGTAGATTAGGTAAGACGCTAGAACGGGTCAAACTTAGCTATCCTTTAGATGGACTAGGTAAGAGCCTAAGCAAGCAGGCTATGGAATATCACTATGGAAAGTTATACAAGGCCTACTGCGATCGTTACAATGCCGGTGAAGGTGATCCGGAATTTAATGAAGCCGGGGCATATCTACATTCGATCTATTTCCCTCAATTCCGAGCTCCTAAAGGTTCTAACAAACCAGACGGCGCTGTACTTGCGTTAATCGAGGAGCATTTTAAATCTTGGGACAAATTCCAACAGGAGTTTGAAAAAGCCGCAATGGCTATCCAGGGTAGTGGTTGGGTTTATCTTGCCAAGGATGGAGAAATTAAGACCATAAAAAACCACCAAATCAAAAAGGACATCGTGATCCTAATTGATTGGTGGGAACATGCTTTTGCTTTAGACTACCAAGCGGACAAAAAAGCCTATCTAAATAATCAATGGAAAATCATCGATTGGTCGATGATTAACGCTAGACTTACTTAACTGCTTTTGGCTTGCGTGTAGTTTTCTTAGCGGCTGGGGCTTTCTTAACTGCGGCAGGTTTAGTAGCACGTGGTTTACGTGGCTTCTTAACAGGTGCAATTGATTCTACCATAGCTTCTGATGCTTGTTCAGCTACTTGTGTAACAACTGGTTCTGCTGTAACAGCAGGTGTTGATTCTTCTACTTTGTATGGCGCTTGTTCTGCTTCTACCAATTCCTTAGGCTTGCGACTAAAAAATACAACAGCTACAACAGCTACAAAAATAAGACCTAAAATAATTTCCATTTGGAATCTCCTTTAAATAGGTATTTTATTTAATTATAATTTACTGATATCATCTGTAATACTGGCAGGTTTGTTCCATATTACTTTTTTATCAACACCCTTCTTTTGTGCGAATTTCTTTGGATCGCATTTTTCGCAACAATGGAAATAGGCATTGCTTAATCTTTTTGGCTCCATCCTGGCCGCCGGCCGTTCAAATATTTCGTTACAGTTATCACATCTAAAAACCGCGATGGTTTTAAGTCGCTTGTAGGTATGCGAATTCCCTAACTTGCTTTCACGGACATAGGCTGTGAGAACCTTGACTGTTTCTATGAACATACAGTTATTTACATTAGGATTATAAAAAATATTGGTAAATATTGGTAGAATAGCCTTAGAGGAATTTTCAATGACCAACATTATCAAGCAAGTTATTAACGTAGGTAGTCAATCTAATGACGGAACCGGCGATAGTATACGTGACGCATTTACTAAAGTAAACACCAATTTCGATATACTATACGCGGTTGCAGGCATAGGCAATGGACTATTGTTCACCGCGTTACAAGATGGGCCAAGCGCCTTAAACCCACAAAACGTTATAGTAACTGACCCTACTGGTTTAACTATTACTCAAATGAGTTTGGTAGGACTAGATGGTATACAGATCGGGTTGAATTACAATACTAATCCTGCTACGCTAACCATCGCTAGCACACTAACATCGTTAGCTAGTGATCCGTTGCCAACTATTCAGTCAGGCGCCGATCTAAGCGGTAATGGAACAGCACGAGCTATTAACTTTGCTGATCCTAAACGAGATACAGATCTAGTTACCAAAGAGTGGGTCGAAAATAACTTCTTGAATAGAGATGGCGTTTTCCAATATGATACAGGCATTGGCGCCCTAGCATCTACTTCAACCATAGTTGAGGGAAGCACTCTAAGACACAATATCGTCCTTGATCCGATCGCTGTCCAAACATCAACAAACATCGGCAAAGTTATAAGTTTTTTAAATTCGACAGGCACTACTTCTACTATCAATCTAGCGTATCAAGCATGGAAACCTTCTCATCTAACTCGAAAAGATTATGTAGATACAAAAATTTCTCTGCAAGGTATCAGTACTATAGATTCAAATACAGGAGAAGTAAATCCCGGGTTCGGTCAAATGACTGGTGCTTTACAGTTATTCCGTGATCCAGTCGAAACAGATGATCCACTAACTGCGGCAACAAAGAATTATGTAGACTCAACTGGATTTCCAAGTAAGAGTAACTTCTTCGTAGCACTAAACGGTAATGATAACCGTACAGACATCCCAACATTTAAACGTGGGCGCTCTTGGGCTTGGGCGTTTAGAAGCATTAATAAGGCCGCGCAAGCCGCCGAAGCTTATCAAAATTCTAGTCAAATCGTACTAGGTCCTTATGTAAAAACAATCACTACTGATAATTTTACTAGTCCTTGTAACATCACTCAAATTACATCTAGTAGCATTCCTAATGCTATCAAGCTCGTAGTACCCTATGATGGGTCATCGGGAACTGACCCATTTATTAACACTAGCATCTATCCTGGAATCTATTTGATCGGTATGGACACCGGCGCTACTGCCGAAATATTAAACGTTGTGTCGGGGGGTGGTACAGAATACTACGAGGTAGTTCCTGTAGACTATGCCGTAGGCTTCCCAACATCAATTACAGCACTAGGTCAAACAGGCACTGTAACAATTAACTTTAATGAACAAAATTTAGTTGCAGTTCCAGATTTCTGGGAAGATTATACATTCGTACTAGATAATTCAGTGGGTGGCGGTCAAGGTACTATTATTGGTTCCAATACTACTTACGACGAGCAAGGCAATGTTTTTGACCAACTGATCGTTAGGGTAACCAAACCATTCGGTCAAAAAAATGTATCCATCCCCGGAAGCGCATGGCACGTATATGCAGGTGACTGGACTGATCCTAGCGCCAGTACTGGAGGCTTTTCCCTGGGCGAGAGTTTAAAGTACGGACAAGCATACAATAGAACCGAAGTTTCCATCAAGGTAGAATCTGGGGAATACGATGAAGATCTACCGATCAGATTAGCAGATAACGTATCTATAGTTGGTGATGAATTCCGACGTAGTATGGTACGCCCAGGCAAATGGCCTGCAACGTATCGTCATCTGCGTTCTACCAGCGCATACGCAAACTTATATTTTAGACGAGATACACAAGTAGACGGATTAGTAATTGTAGATCTTATCACAGGAACTAACTATGCATCGGCTGTTGCTATCACACCAGACGGAGTTACTAACAGTTCATTAACTGGTGTTGTAAACTTTACCCTAAATACCGGTACAGCAAATCCTTCATGGAAGGACAAAGTTTTCGTTGGTGCTGGTGGTAAAGGTGTTATTACACAAACTAACGCAAACGTATTTTCTGTCAACCTAGCTGAAAATGCCAATGGTGTTCGCGCTATCAATTCAAACACGACTATTTCAACTGGCTCGTGGGCCATTTACGCACCTATCAACTTTGGTTACCATTATCTAAAAGATCCAACACGCCCTATGAACCTGTTGGGATGGGAACCAGGCGGCGCATTATCAAATCCAGGTGGTTATAATGTTGCTTCAGCCACTCTTTTGAAGAACAAAGAATTCATACAAGAAGAAGTTATTCGATACCTAGATGCCACATATTCGAATGGATTTGTTTATAACAGAGCAAAATGTAAACGTGATGTTGCTTATTTTGTTGAAGGTCTAGCATATGATTTACAAACAGGCGGTGTAAGTAGAACTATCAACTTACCAGAGGCCTATTTTGTATCATCTGATACCTATGTATATACGCAAGAACTGCCACAACTAACTTCGGCTATT